CACATCGCCCGCGCTGACCATTTCCAGCACATAATTGCGGTCCAGACCGATGAGGGTGTTGGCAGGCATGGCGCTGGTGCGCAGGAGATTGGCGCCCAGGGGGGAGGAGAGGGAACCGGTACCCTGGAAGTTCAGACCGGTCAGGGGGTTCTGGAACTCTTCCATCTTCAGCATGTCCAGCATCACGGCATTGGGTACCAGAATGGTGTTCATGGTGTAGGGATCGAACTGAGCCCAGAAGTCCAGCAGAGCCTCGTAGCTGAGCTTGCCGCTCTCGCCGCCGATGGGAGCGGAGCCAACGGCGAAGGACGCGGCAGCGTTGTTGTTGCCGTCGCCGTTCATGATGACGTTGATGGCGTCCTCCAGATGCATGCGGGCGATGTGGCTGCCGATCTGGCGCAGAGTGATGGAGAAGAGATCCAGTCTCTGGAAGCGGATGGCCTCATAGGAGGCCACCAGCATGCGGCCGCGCTTGTGCAGCTTCACCAGATTGCTCTGGGTGCGCACGGTGGTCTGGGGCAGGACAGCGCCCTCCTCCACGCGCTTGAGCTTCTTGTCGTCCTCACTGGGGACGGAATAGATGGAGCGGTAGTCCATGCCGTCGAACTGAGTCACCGTAGCGGTGATGGAGGGCAGGACGTTGTCCTCCTCCATGCCCTGACGGACCACGCGGGAGACGAACTCGGGGAAGAGCACCGCGGACTCGGTGGTGAGGAAGAACTTCTCCACCACGTCGGAGCGGCTGCCCTTCACGCGGATGTCAAAGCGCTTGAGCTGACGCTGGAAGGCATCCAGGCCCTCCAGGGGAGTGCCTCTGTAATGTTCGCTGGGGTCGGCGGCCTCCAGCACCTGGGAGAAGGACTTGCCGGCCTCTCCGTACATACCCTTCTCCAGTTTCAGATTGTCATAAGCGTAACCCATGATGTAATCCTCCTCTTACAGTTTGATGGTTGCGGTCTGACGGGTGGTATCCACGTCGACCACCAGATAGGTCTTGCCGGAAGCATCGGCGGCGATACCGCCCGAGCCGTTGGCGCTGAGGGTGCTGAACCCGACTGCGGGGGCGGTGCCGGTGTAGCTGACGGTCACAAAGCCGTCCACCTGCACGCTGCAGGCGTCATCGCGGCAGCACAGTGCCACGCCGATGAAGGCATCGCCCTTTGCGCAGGCCTTTACGGTGCCGTTGCCGGCCATAGTCACCACATGACCCTCAGTCAGAAGACCGCCGGCGAAGGTGACGGTCTCACGGCCGATGCCGTGGAAAGAAACATTGCTCATATTCTGTTCTCCTTTATATAAATGTAGATCCTCAGATCAGGAACGCGCCGTCCTCTTCGGCAGAGGCAGCGGTTCCGGCGAAATGCAGCTGGGGCTTTGCGGGGAAAATGGTGTCCACCCTCTGGCGATACACCTTGGTCAGTTCCAGAAGCTCCCGTTCCTCCAGCTTCTCCACCGCGCCGCCGAACACCTGCAGATCCAGCGCCTCATCCGCCAGACCTGCCAGCCCTACCAGTTCCCGGCGCAGGCCTTTCATGTAGGCGCGGCCCAGCTGCGCTTCCTGCTCCAGCTGTTCCAGTTCGGCAAGGCCGATGCCCTTTTCGGCGGCCAGACGGTGCAGGGCTCCGTTGACCTCTCTGCTGTAGGTCTTGATGACGCCGGCCTTTCGCTGGGCGGGCACGGCCACAAAGCTCCACTCATAGGCATCCTGGGGCTCCTGCAGGGTGAAGTAGCAGAGTTTGCCGTCGTACTCCCGGCCTCTCTGGTGGCTGCAGTGTTCCTTGCCGCAGACAGAGCAGACGCTTCTGGCTACGCTGCAGCCGATGCTGACTTCCTTTTTGATGCCCGCCTCGATCTCTTCAATGAGATCCCGGTTCTTTTCGCTGCGCAGCATGTAGGCATAGCCCTTCAGGTAGCGGCAGCCCTCGCCGGCCATGGTGAGGCCGCTTTCCTGACAGATCTCCGTCCGGTAAAGTCTGGCGGTCTGACCCTGCGCGGACCAGCTGTGGTCAAAGATGCCGCTTTTGCCCATGAACAGCTTGCTGAGCGCTTCCAGGGCGGCGCTGTCGAAGCGCTCGAAGTCTCTGTCCACCTCGTTGTCGCACAGCCGCAGGGCGAAGGTGTAGACATCTTCGGCCTCCAGCCGGGTTTTTGCCAGAGCGTTGATCCGCTTCAGGTCTTCGGGGGATATCTGATGCTCCATCACGCCGCCCGGCAGCTTTTTCACATCCAACATTCGCTTCCTCCTTACTCTGTTGCCGCGGCCATTCGTTCTGCCGCGTCGTTTTCGATGGCCAGCTTTCTGGCCTGCTGCCTGTACCAGTCGGCCTTGGCCTCTTCCAGCAGATCCTGCAGATTGATGTCATCCCACACCACCTGCACATCGCAGCCGTAGCCGTGCATCCGCAGCCACAAGCGGCAGATACGGCTGACCGGCGGGGTCAGTGTCCGGCGGATGGCGGTGATCTCCGTGGTCAGAAGATCTGCCTGCTGGGCGCTCATGCGCTCCGTGCTGGACCAGTTGAGTCCCAGCATGAAGGGCGGGATGCCGGTTTTGGAGATGAGCTGCTCCATGATCTGCCGGACGGGCACGGAGCTGTCCAGCACCTGATTGTCCGCGCCAATGACGCGGATGTCCACATCGCCCACGGCAACGAAATCTCTCACGCTGCCGGAGCGGGTGGATTCCATGGCGCGGCTCCACTCGCTTGCCAGCTGCTGGCTGCGCTCCTGCACCATGCCCCGCTCGATCTCACCGGCCTGCGGCTTGTAGACCACTGCGAAGCGCACATTGCCCATGCGCTCCCAGTTGACGCCGATGGCATGATAGATCTTCCCCAGCAATTCGGTGAGGAAGGGCATCGAGCGCAGGAGGGACACGCCGTAAGGGCTGTAGGCCTCGGGGTTGAAGGGGGTGAACAGCAGCAGGTTCTGATGGGGCAGCGGGGAGACCCGACCGGTCCCATCGGCGGTGCACAGCAGGAAATCCAGCGGGGAATCTCCCTCACGGATCTGGATGTCATCCACCCTGCCGCACAGCAGCGCCGCAATGTCCCTGCCGTCACCGGTCGGCAGGATCTCGCCCACGCCCTGTCCGAAGGTCAGCATCGAGTCCAGATACTGATCGAGAAAGGCGTTGATGCCGAACTGCCCTCTGCCGATGGGCACATGCTCCAGGAAGTCCAGCAGCTCCTTCTGGGCTTCCTTGTCGGTGCATACGGCGCTCACACCGCCTGCAAGGCGCAGCAGCTTGCCGATGCACGCATCGATGAGAGGCACCGCCTCCCGGATGGCCCGATACAGCTTCACCTCATTTTGCCGCAGGGGGACATAGTTCTGCAGCATGCCGAAGGGATACTGCTCTCCCCGGACGATCTGCGGAGAGGCAGCCGCAGCCATCGCCTGATCTTTTTTTCGCTTGATGAGTCCCATTCCATACTCCTTTGTCATGATTTGGCGGAAGACCGATGGCGCTACCAGACGTTCCGCTCCACGCTCCCCACGAAGAAACCGCCGTCGCTCCGGGCGGGAGAGACCACGGTAGCGGCGAAGTAGCGCATGTCATCCATGGCGTGGTCGTGTTCCTTGCGGGGAGCGTCCCGGGCCTGATTGTCCGCCCAGCGGTAGAGGGCCATCTCCCGCAGACAGTCCCTGCAGGTGTCGCAGATGGCGATCTTACCGCTTTTGAGCAGTCCCGCGGTGACGCGGATGCCGGAAAGGACATCGTTGCTGGCCTTGACCACCGGCAGGCCCTCCTGCCGAAGGGCGGTGATGAAGCTGGCGGCGGAGGGATCCACCACCACGCAGCGAAGGGATCTGCCGCCGATCAGCCGCAGCAGCGCCTCGGTGTACTCCCGGTCTGTCAGCTGGACGCCTGTCTGTCTGGATGCGTAGTAGTATTCTTCCATCCGGTACCATACGCCCAGCCGCAGACCCCACAGGCCGAAGGAACAGGGATTGGCGGTGCCGTAGTCCACCGACACGCAGTAGTCCTCCATCTCCCCCTCCGGGACGCCTACCGCATCCCGCTCCGGGTCGAAGAAGTCGTACACCAGCCCCTTGGCGGCGACCCATTCCCCCAGAATGAACCGCTGGTAGAAGGAACCGGTATAGCTGGCGCGGTAGCGCTCGCGGATACGGGGAGAAAGGGAGGGGTTGTCCTCCATGGTAAAGTGGAGGTAGAGGGCATTTCGCTCCTCCGCCTTGCGGATCCACTCCTGATAGAACCAGTGCTGGGGGCCTTCGGGGTTGCAGTTAAACCACAGCCGCGACCCGGTGACGCTGCATCGGGCGATGGCCTGCTCCACGAAGGAGCGGGGCATCAGCGCCGCCTCGTCCAGCAGCA